ATATTAAGGTAATCAATGAAAATAATATCAGGTCTAAATGACTTCTTAAGTGCAAGTTCATTAAGAAGTGCTTTAAAGTGTCCACTGTGTGCACTCGCAGTAGGGTACTCTTTAATAATTAGTGACCCTTGAGTTTTCTTTGCAAGACTTGTGACTTTGTTTTCAAACATTCCCTTAGGAAGATCTGTCAAGTCTTGAATAGGAACATTCAATAAGTTTGCGTCAATTCGTTCAGCAATTTTCTCTTCTGCCATTTCCATTGTAATGTACAGAACGTTCCGTCCTTGGAGCAAGACGGAGCTAGCCATGTGGCACATGAATAGAGACTTGCCGACGCCTGTACCAGCAAGCGCGATATTAAGAGTTTTGTTAGGGAGCCCGCCTTTTGTGATCTTGTTAAAGTATTCGAGATCAAACGGTATCTTGTCTTCCTTTTTATGGTAGAACTCATATCTTTCTTCGTAGTTGAGTAGGTAATCATGACCGATATTATTGTCAAACGATACTGCGAGAGCATCAGATAAGATACTAGGAATAGCATCTCTACTTTTTTCTTTACTTCCACCATCAGCAATGCCAATGGATTCCATAAGTGCCAGGTAGATGGCACGGTCACGACACCACTTTTCAGTAGTGTCAACTAACCATTGTTGATCCACTGGAGAATCATTTAGGTCTAAAGTCAAGTCCCTAGTTTCCTTGACTTCAGTTTCATTGAGATCAGTTCTGTTCTCAATCTCAATTGATAATGCTTCCGTTGTGATAGCGGAACCATATTTCACAATGAATGAAGCAATCTCCTCAAAGATAACCTTATCGGAGCGTTGGTCAAAATAATCAGGTTGGATGAATGGAATTACTTTGCGAGAATACTCTTCATTGAAAACAAGGTTTCGCAGAATAGTTGTCTCAATTCGTTCCATAAGAGTAAATTTCTTTTGCAATAGTGTCCAGTTTTTCCATCACCTCTGGAGTGAAGTATGTGTCAGGGTCTTTGAGGATTGCTTTGGCGTATACTTTTTTGCCATCCATCTCATATCGACCTGCGACATTTTTCCAGAGACCGCCAAGTTCACCGAGTTCAAGAAGACCATAATAACGATCAAGACCACGCTCATCGTAATAAAGACGTACCGTAACATCCTGGTTCTCCTTACTTAAACGCGACTTAGCAGTCTTTGCCTTGATAAGGTTTCCAACAATTTCTGTTCCATCTTTCTCCTTTTTCTTACTAAGATGAATAATCGTGGACGCCGCATACTTAAGACCAGAGCCGCCACCCATCTCTTTGGTTGGAACGTATGCACCGATGACATCGTAAGTGTGGTTAGTAACAATCATTGGAATGTTTGCTTGACCCAACTTGAGTGTGAGCATACGGAACGCACCTTTGATAAGTTGGGATTTGGTCATGTCCCGAACTTGTTTGTCGTTTAGTGCGTCAGTAATCTCTTTCTCAGTGGAAAGCATCCCTAGAGAGTCTAACACAAACATCACTGGTTTGCGTTCGTCTTCAGGTTTTTTTAGGTAAAGGTCAACTGCCTTCAGTGCCTTACTACGGAACTCTTCAACAGTCACAACGTTGACCACTACCACACGGTCGAGAGGTAGTCCACGACTTGCAAGAAGAGATTTATTAACTGCTGCCTCAGTGTCAAAATACAGACAATAACCGTCAGGATTACTGTCAAGGAAATTTTTAACGACAGCGAGAGAAAAGAAAGTCTTGCCAGTAGAAGACTCACCAGCAATGGCAGTAATCTTATTCCCAGATACACCGCCAAAAATACTGCCAGAAACAAGTGCGTTAAAAATGTACGAACCCGTATCAACATATTTCTCAGCATCATCAATGTCCGCTGCAAGTTTGGTGTAGTCATCACCAATCTCTTTTACAATTTCTTTTAGAAAGTCCATTACCCAAAAAAGAGTTCAAGGTTTACAGTTTTTTCAACATTCCATCCAATCGCATCAAGAATGGACTTGAGTGGTTCGACAAAACTCTTTTCAAATTGTAGGTCATAGTCGATGTACTTGTCAAGTCCAAGTTCATGTGGAAAGTCTTGGATGAATGAGATAACATTCTCTTGAATAATATTCGGTTTCTTCAAGTAAAGGAACTTGATCTTCTCACCGTTATTAATAAGTGAATATTTATTGGTCAGTTTCTTCTCCTTCAGATAGTGATTATAAAGGAGAGCACCACGACAGTGAATGGGAGTTCCCTTGGAATAGATGTCAGCATGGGAACGATACTTCACAACATCAGACACAGAACGAGGGAAAGCAATCTCTTCGGGAGGAAGTTCTTTGAACTTAACCCGGCACTTGTCGATGAAGTCAATAACATCTTCTTCGGTGCCGTTCATCATCAGTTTCAGACCATCCTTAATCATTGTCCTACAAGGAGCAGGAGTTGATGACTTCACTGCTTCGATACCCATCATCTTCAGTTTGGGTTCATCGTAACGAACACCTTCACTGTCCCATACGTTGAGGATGTATCGCTTCTTCGCAGTCCAGATACCACGTTCAGCGATGTTCTCACGCTTCATGAACATCTTCTGATCATAAGCGTTTACGTAGGTCGCGAGTTCTTCATAACAACGGTCAATATACTTTTCAAGTTCCATCTCACACACCTTATTAAGGAACGTGACAACGCCTTCAGTAGTTTTCTCTCTTCCCTGGTATACACTTTCAACCAGAGGACCCATATTAAGATAAATGGAATCGGTATCAGAAGCAAT